GGGGGGTAAGAACCGTATTGAGGTTTGACGGGATGAACTCACTATCAACACCAATATTCATATTTCCAAAAGCCATAATTCGTACCTCCTTTAAGCTGTAGCAATTTTCTTCCAGTCGCCCCATGAAGTCGTGCCTTGACGATAGTAAATGTTACCATTGCTAAAGGCGAATTCAAAGGAGCCACCGCCTGAATTGTCGTACCAAGAAGATAAACCAATTAAAAACGCACATGCATGACCACTTGACAGCCCAATTTTGCTACTAAGCTTCAAACCACGAAAAATCAGCCGACCATTATAGCCGCCATCAACGCCATAATAATCAGACGGTGAAGTATTATCATTTCGATTATCTCCTTCAGGGTAAAGGTCATTATGTATGTGAGTGGCAGGGTTAAATTCAGATGGTTTATTCTGCACTTCACTCCATTCAGGGAGCTTTTCGTTCCCGCTATTCATTTCTCCTAGCGCCATATTTTGCCTCCTTATAAAACGAATATTTTAGCAGTGAAAATTGCCGCAATCATGCAGTGCGATACCACATATAAGCGACCAAATAGGGCGGCATATTGTTGTGAGCAGCATCGCCACCAGCATCAAACATAATCGATTTAATCGAATGAGCGTTAGTATTTGTTGCAACAGGAGACATAATAAAACCGTTCCAATATGTACTATTTTCAAATACACCCATTGCGTTATATCTTTGCGATGCTCGTTCAGCCCTTTCGCTTGTATGGCTTGAAATTTCACCGTGCAATTTCGGTAGCTCGTTTTCAGTTAATTTATGTGTCGTCTCGCCACCCGTTGCTCCAGCCGTGTAGCTATCTCCAGCCGCTAAAATAAATCTATCTTTGATTCTTTCCTATGTACCTCCAAACAAGACGCTTGGATCAGTAGAATTAAAACTCATATAAATCGAGCCAATAGGGTAAGCTTCTAACCCCCCCCTGCGATATTTAAGTTCCCGATTGCCATACTTCGTAATCCTCCTTTTACAGTGTTGTTATGCGGTACGGAGCCAGGTGTAAACAGCGTAGTATGGCGGCATATTGTTATGAGGTTGATCGCCACCAGCGTAAGTTGATGCATAAATAGGATATATAGGACTCTTTTTATAACCTACGCCATTTCCATTGGTGTCAATTGCGCTTGGATCAGCACTATAACTAAGACTATCCAAAGAATGCGTATGTTTTGGCATCTCATCAATTGTCAACGTGTGTGTCGCCTCGCCACCCGTACTCTTTACAGGATACGTGCTACTTGCGGCAATCAACATACGATCTTCAATTTTCTGCCACTCTCCACCAAACAACTCAGCTGGGCTTGTCGGTTCTACACTTTGATAAATACTTCCAACAGGGTGGTCGAGCAGCTTCTGTTCTTCTTTGGCTACCTTGATTGCCGCCGCTATCTTATTATCTACTTGTGCCTTGGTATACCCTTCAACAACAGTACCACCACCGCTATCGGTTTGTCCGCCACCTTGCACGATATAATACTGAGCTGTAATCGCAGTCGTTGGAACCGATACAGCTCTCAGACGCACATATCCATCAAAGGTCTCCGGGTTTGCAAACTGAGCATAAGAAGCCGCCTTCGCACTGGCTGGTGTCACGCTGATAGAAATAACATCCTTTGAGGTGATCCCGTCGATGTCGAGGTCAATATACTTTGAATATCGGTCCACTGTATCATCGGTAAGCTAACTTGTGGTTGGGATAGTCAGTGTGTGGATATTGATCGTGTTTGCCTTTACCTTCAGCTTCTCGTCGATCTCGTCCTGTTGATAGTACCGCTCATCATGGGTGTGACCATCGTCGCTTTTCTTTGAGAGCTTTACATTGATTTCGTCTTCTGTATAATAGCGGTCATCGTGGTTGTGTTCTGTATTTGCTTTCTTCGCCAGAGCATCACCAACAGCTTTGGCATCGGCGGCGAAATTCTCTTTTGTCAGAGTCTTGTCCACCGCAACAGAATCCAGCTTCAACTTGTCCAGCTCGGTACGCACATTGGTCAGTCCGGCATCAGCCGATTTTGCAATACTCAGCGCCTCAGAGATCTTTGTGCCGGTCACCTTTGCATCAGCAGCACGTCCAGATACAGTCAGTGTCGCATCCACCACAATCTGCGGCGTAGGCAGGGGATTGCCGCTATCATCGACCATGCCGCCAGTGATCGCATCGATCTCGTCATTCGTCAGTGCAACCAGTAGTTCATCCGGGTGCGGGGTATCAATCGTGATATCACCCGTCTCGTCAGTTGTCACTGTGGTCACACCACCGCCAGCGATTTTGATTTTATCCTGTGCCGTACCGTTCAGGATTAAATTGATATTAACTTCGCCATTGATTGCGTTTTTGTCAGCTTCCAGTGTGAATTTCGATGGGTTCAAAAGAATCCAGTCATCGCCGCTATAAACATACAAGCTGTCTGGACGCAGGTAGTAAATCTTATTAGACAAAGGAGCCAGCGGAAGCGAGCTTACGATCTCCAAGTCTTTGCTGATTTGAATTCGTCTTGTGCCGATATCTCGATAAGTGCTTCCAGTATCAGTACATACGATCAGTTGGCCGTCAATCACAGGAGCTTGATCCAGCTGAGACTGTGCGACCTCGCGTAATGATAAATTTGCCATACTCAACTCCTTTGCTTAATAAGATTCACCACACAGCGTCATTGCCATGTGGTGAAACAAATCAATTAGCCATCAAGGGATTTCCATGTAATAGCGCCTTCCAGCACCTGCACACGGCCATCCATAGTGGTATTCAGGCCATCTGCATAAGTCTTTGCACTAGCCAGAGCGTTATCGGCCTTAGTGGTTGCATCAGCAGCGGCAGTAGAAATCGCCTCATTCTTAGCAGCAGCCAGCTCGTCCTGAGTGGGCTTTGCATTCCAAGCCTTGCGCTCGTCAGCAGTAATGTGCTTCACAGCGTCCTTGATATGCTCGTCCAGCTTGTCATTAACGACCTTGACCTTCGCGTCTGCTTCAGCCTTGGTGTAAGCGTCCGGCACTGCAACATACAGACCATCTTCCTCAACGGTGATGCTGTTATTGCCCTTGGTGGATACGCGTACATTGACAGAAATCTTATTGTCATCAGAAACAGTGACCTCAGCAGTAGGAGTGACCACACCAACATAGATATCGATCAGAGCACCAACAGGGATCTTCACTACCTCGCCAGTGGTGATAGTCAGCTCGATCTCGTTGGTCTTTGTGTTGTAGGTGCCGGTCTTCACAACCAAATCCTTGCCCAGATTGATCACCAGCTCATCGCCGCCAAACACAGGCAGCTTGATGGTGCGGGTCTCAGTATCATAGGTGGGATCATGGGTCAGGCCGCTCATCACGGTGGGAACAGGAGCACCGTTCTTTGCCACACTCAGAGTGCCAGTAGCAGGGGAGTAGGTGACATCCGTAACGAACAGACCTTCCTTACCCTCGGTTGCGGCGATTTTTGCATTCACATAGTCAGCCACAGCCTTGGTGGTTGGCAGATTGTCGTCGCTTGCATCCGCATTGGGAATCTCAGTCACAATGGGGCGATTCAGCTGTACGAACTCAGTGCCATTCCAAATGTGGAAGGTATAGTCAGTCATACGGATATACAGCAGGCCCTGAATCTGGCCGCTTGCAGGCAGAGCGCTCACCAGCTTGCAGCTCTTGGTGTACTCATCAGTACCCTTAAAAATCTGGCGCGTGTCTGTAATAAAATACAATGTGTTGGCATCTTTGGTAGTCAGCTTATCATAATTCGCTTTTGTACCGTAGCCAAAATTTACATTAGCCATCTTTGCCTCTCTTTCTTAAAATTCTTGCCAAACAAAATTTGTCGGCTCAACGTAAAAAGGTTCAATAGAAAAAAGCCCCGTGGCTTCGCTTTGTTGAACGATCCACGGAGCATATTTACCTTTTTCGTCTTTCACCATAACGGTTTGACCTGCATAAGTGTCTTCCGTCTCATTTAATTGCTCGTTTGCTTCAGTAACGCTTGCAAAACAACGATTGCGGGGGCGAATCTTTTGAACGGATAGGTCATCACGCACATACATGAACTCTGAAGAATCCTTTGTGATGATCATATCCCTGCCGTCCAACATTCCCAGCGCAATCGCAGCTTCTACATCTTCGGCGTTACCATATCCGAGCTTGGAATATTTAGCCTGTGCCATCTTTGCCTCCTTATAAAAGAAGCGGATGGCTTAGAACGGAACCACCCGCAAACTACCGTCTTCAGTTTCGACGCTCTCCTGAGTAATCTTGACCGCACTGCCGATCGGCTTACCGTTGGCCAGCAGCTGCAGAGTATGGTCGTCGTTGTAGCTCAGGTCATCAGCCTTACCATCCAGAATAGCGTTATTACGGTCACTCAGTGCCTTGATCTGTGCATTCAGTGCGATAATGCGCTGGTCAAGTGCACCCAGAGCCTCATCAGGAACAATGTCGCTCCAATTCTGGATGGGAACAACTGTGATTACGCCGGGGCCAACCTTCCGCACATGCTGAACAGTCGTGCCATCTGGGTCCATTGTCACATCAACGAATGTCAGCTGGATCTGGATATCGCCCGGCTCATTGGTCAGGTTGGTGTCGATAGGCAGCTTATACTCCAGCTTGTTTTTATAAAGCTCTTCTGATTTCTCCAGAATCTCTGTCTTATATCGCTTGCTGATGGGCAGAACGTACTCAAGCATCACGGTGAATTCACTCATGTCAACGCCCTTGTATGTAGTGTCAGCCAGAAAGTGGAGAGTGTCCATCTGCTTGCTGCGCTCCATAATGCGTTCTCTCTTACTTACGGTCAGTGTATTATCCTCATTGATCAAAAAGGTATACATATCACACCTCCTTCCTGATGATATACAGATACTCGTCCTTTGAGATTTTGTGCCCGGCAAACAGATTGTCCAGGAGCTTGTCCTGAATCATTCCGTCATTGTACAGCCGATGCATACTCTCAACGAACTCGCTATACTTCCTCTCGTCGCTCATAGCAGCCCTCCTTGAATCAAACTCAAAGTGTAAGCATCAATAATAGCCTCAGGCGTTTTACCACCCAAGGCTTTCAGCTGCTCATATTCATACAGGTCAATTTCCTGCAGTTCCACTGTGTCATACTCGGGGCAGGGGATGAGATAATACCCGTCCACATGCCAGATATGACTGCCGTCACTGCTGATAATTCCTTGTGCATCATCCTCCGTACAGTTCACCATAATGTCGTGTTTGGGCTGATACTTTACAAAGCGCAGGTGGTCAAGAGCATCGATCACCCGGCCATTTTTCAATACCTTGTAGTACACTCTCAACACCTCCTTAAACGCTGAACATCAGGCGGATACCCTGTGCATTGTTTGCAGGTGTAAATCCGTAATATTCGCCAGTCACAGTCACAGACCAGAAATAGCTGCCATATTGAGCATTCGGGCTTCGTGTCCAATATGCAGCGGGATTACCATTCTCGTCATTGCAGATGCGGCTGGTATTATCGGTCATAAAGCTGATTGCCGTACCTTCGTAAATATAAGGCTCGACATTCTGAGAGGGGAACAGCTCGGCCACAGAGGGCAGATAGAAATAGCTGTCCGCAGTCACAACTTCGCTGCTCTTATCGCCAATGGTACTACCAACCTTGACCTGTTTGATGATCTGTTGCCAACCAATCGGAAGAGCGTTCAGAATACGACCGTCAAGGAATGTACGGATATTCGCATCTGCCCAGCCGCCAGTATTGGTGGAACCAGTATTCAGAGCCATCTTCTGACCAAGCAGTCCAGCCTGAATAAAGGTGATAGAACAACGCTTGTTGGAATTGTCGCTCAGGTAATACTGTTTGAAGCCACAAGCCTCGAAGGTGAAGTCATCATGTGTCCATGCGGCCAACTTCCGGCAGGCAGCATCACCCAGGTCGGTATACCAGAGCTTGCCCCAGTAGATTGTGCCCTTTGCGTAACGCTCGTAAGCACCGTCGTCTGCCTTAGCACAACCAAATACCAGAGTGGCGTTCGTCTGTGTGGTACGAGTGCGGTTCAGCTGAATATAGCCAATCTCAGCAGCAGTGGTGTTTGCCGCATAGACATGGATGCCATTTTCGCCCTTAGTATGGCGCAGAACGATCATATCACGAGAACCAAGATGAGCGCCGTTTGTAGACTCAGTGCCCCATGCAACTTTAGAGCCACTATTAACCCAGAAGCGGAAACCGTTCATGCCATTGGTCTGGAAGCATTGAGCAATCACAGAGTTTGCAGCAGAATCTTCGTCGATTCGATAGTCCAGTGCCATAACCCAGCTGCGATCTTCGGCCAGCAGAGATACGCCGGTATCGACATAATTCTTGCCAGTAAAGATCTTTGGCTCGTTGAATAGAACTTTCTCTTCTACGTCGCTGAAGGTGAAGTCGTTACCCATCTTGATGGTGATAGCATCCTTGTCAGAAACAACACTCTGCTCCAGATTCACCTTAGTCATGGCATAGATCTCAACAGGGCGCAGGTCACTCAGCTGCTTGTCTCTGAAGTAGCCGCTGACGTATTCGCATATATCATAGACAGCATTGATATCCTTGTCGCCATTGACATAGCCGCCTTTGTCCCAACCACTGAACAGATAATACTTATAAGCAGTCTCTTCGCTGGTATAGGTCGGAGTGTCGCCATCATACAGAACCATAGAGCCATACGGAGCAGTTGTCTGCTGTAAAACAGCGCCGCGATTCATATAGCGTACACGATACTGACGCACAGATTCATCGTACACAGCAGTAACAGTCTGATTCTCAAAGACAGGAGTGAACTCGGTGTCCCAGCCACTGAATGTAAATACCGTACTGATGGTACTCGGGAAAGTAGGTGTCGGGATAGGATTGTCAGAGCGGGTCACAGGGTCAACTGCACGCTCGCCCTTGTCGATATACTGGATATCCAGAACAGCGCCATCCTTATTCACGAACTTCCAAGCATACTGGTTGATCATGGTGTTGTAAGTGATCTCCAAGTCAGGCCAGCGCTCTGTGTACAGCAGCTTCTCACGTTCACGGATGATAGGCACATGCACTTTGCCTTCCACAACGGAATTATCAGTGTTGTAGCCATTTTCATCCAGACCGCTCATTGCGTATAGGCGATTCAGCAGGGAAGTATCAGCCAGTTCCCAATCAATACCGGTAATACGCACACGGTTCAGGTTGGTGCACTTGCCCAGCATATCTTTCAGATCGATGGTTGCACACTTCTCAACGGTCAATGTAGTGATATTGGTGTAATCCTCAATCGTCAGGTCAGTCAGATAATTCAAGTTCTTTGCGGTCAAGCTGGCAATTGCAGGCAGGTGTGCGATTTTGATCTTGCCACCGCTTGCAAAAGAGACACCGGTAATACCAGAGCCGTCAGCATAGAACTCGGTCAGGCTGGTACATCCGGTCAGACCAATGGATTTCTTCAGGTTCGGCACGTTCTGCAAGTTCAAATGCTCCAGCAGAGTGTTGTTACCGACAGCGAAGTCGGTCATGTTCGTATTCTTATAGCCGCTCACACCGGAACCTACTTTCAGCTCTGTCAGCTTAACACCGTGGCTGAAGTCAACATAGCCAGGATAGAAGCCAGAGATATCACCAATGCTCTGAATGATAGAAGCGTTATAGATATAAACTTCAGTATCATTCATTGCGGTGATGGGGCATTCAATCGTGTAGGTCTGTCCGCGCTTGCCACGCACCTTCACAGGGTTGGAGCCGTACAGAACAGAGACGTAGGTATCAGCGTATGGTGTGATATGGAATGTGCCGTCCGGTTTCACGCCAGTCCAGTTGGTTGGAGTATAGCCACGAATGGTCATATCATCACTGGTTGCAGCAGAACCGGAATACTTAGATGCCATGTACTTTTCCTGATAACGCTGGAACTGCCGACGCTGATGCCGCTTGTTACCATGCATCATAGGCAGATAGCTGGTGGTATTGATGGTGGGATCTTCGTAGGTGCGGAAATATTTGCGCCGCATATCCATAATCCAAAGCTTTTCAGGCTTCACATCCTGATATTCCTCGAACTTTTTCAAAATACGAGTCGCACTCCATGCCAGCGCATTCTCACGGTTGCGGAACATCGCTGCCATCTCATCAGGGAACAGGTCACGCAGCTTGCACCACAGTTTAGAGTCAGCAGCGTTAAACACATTCTTTGTGCCGATGGTATCAGTGTCCTCATAACCATAAGTTAGAGTCAGACCACCCTCGTTATCATTGCCCATGGCGGTATCGTTATCGTAGTCAAAGCAGAAGTCCCAGTGAACCAAATCGCTGGTGTGCGGGAATACGTTCTTTGCACGGTTATCAACCATGGTGTGACGCTCAGTAAACAGATAATGGAAAATAGCAGAATCCAGATCGAAGTGATCCTTGAAATGTGCCTTGAATTCCTCGTCATCCGCATTCACCACCCAGTTCTGAGCTGTGATCCATGCCTGTTTGCCAGCCTCGATCTCTTCCTCAGTGCAGGCAGGGTTGCTGTAACGGAACTCAAAGGAATGGTCGCCGTCCCAAGTTTCCTGTGAAAAATCGCCGCTCAGGAAGCGAGTCTGCTCATCGGCGTTGTTGTCGATCTCAACGATAAATTCCTTGTGATTCTCGGGGTCCATACCCATCGTATCATTGTTCTTTTTGGAGTTGCCAATGTCGCCGCAGGCATAGAAGTGCCACTGACCATCGTTAAATACGGTCGCATTGGTGGTATCGGTCTCCTGAATAAACACGACACAGGGATAGAACGCCATGGTATCACGCACTTTTGGATTATCCTTCTTAGCCTGACGCACATAGGGGTTAAATTCATTGAAATCATCCGCCAGCAGGGAGTTGTTTGCATTCTCAGAAGAAGCAACATTGACTTTGATGTTAAAATACTTCTCAGGAACGCTATTTTCGGTCAGCGCATAGGTGTCGCCAGTAGTGTCATCACCAAACGTAAAGCCGCCTTTGCAGTTGATGTCAATATTTCGAGCAGATGCGCCATAGTGGTCTGAGCTGGTGCCTTGACCCTTGTGAGAGCCGGTAGCAGTCCAGTTATCCTCTTTAGCACGACCATTCTTATAGATCTGCTGGATCGTAGTGTTGGCGACCTCGTTCTTCTTACCAGTTGTGAAAGTAGGTGCGGAGATCTTGATAATACGCAGATCTGGGCACTTCTCTGCCAGTAAGTCAGGGGTCAGTTCGCCGCTCGCATCCGTAATGTCGTTACGCATATAGCGAGAGACCATCTCTTCTGCGTTTTTCGCATCAGCAATAAAGTTGTCCAGAATCTCATCATCCGTCAGGTTCATACCGTAGCTCTTCATGCGGTACACGATAACGTCACAATCGTCAGAGCCAATGGTAATACCAACGGGAGCAGCCTGAGTAAAGCTGTCGCTGGTATCATACAGTTCAACACGGCAGGGGATACCGTCACACCACAGAACCATCTCGCGGAACTGTTTGTCCGGCAGAATATTGAACTCGAACTCCAGGAAATCGTCCTCACAGATGGGCAAATCAATACTGTTCTGGTGGCTGGTCAGCGTAACTTTCTGAGCCTGAATGTTCAGACCAACACCGCCATTCAAGCAAGTCACGGCAGTAGCATCATAGTTGCGGACATTCGTAGTCTTAAACACCAGCTTAAAATTCTTGCCGCTCTTCTTTGCATCGTCTGCGAAAAGCTTATAGCTGATAGTAGCAGTCGTACCGGCCTTGACACAGAAATAGGTGTCGCCATCTTCATCGATCTGGTAGCCGCCGTTCACCCAGTCAAAGTTGTCGCTGACAGTCATCTTATTGCTGCCGGAACTCCACAGGCGGTTCACATCTGCGTTGCTGCGGCCAGCAGGGTTAAAGTCCAACATCAGGCCGGTTTTAACGGGCTCAATGGTGATACCCAGGTCTTCAATCTTTGCGGCGATGCTCTTAATGGTAGCGCCGCAAGTAATGGTCAGAGTGTGGGTGCCAATATCAGAAGATTTAAAGCTCCAAGTCTGAGCAGTACGACCAACAGTCAGTGTCGAAGTCTTAATGCCGTCAACTTCCAGCGTAATGCTTGCAGTAGAAGAGGCCGGGTTATAGACAGTGTAAACAATGCCGGTGGTACTATACTGCTTTGCGGTGAACTCCTTTGTGGCGCAGCTGATGATCGGTGTGTTATTGCCTTCCTCTGCCCACATGATATCTTTGTAAATGGTGTTGCTGGTCACGGCTTTGCCATTGATATTTGCAGTCATGGTAACTTCCAGCAGGTGAGCACCGTGTCTCTGTGCCGGGATCGCATAGGTCATCTGTCTGCCGGTAACCGCAGTTGTAACACTACCAAGCTTTTTGCCATCCAGAGTAAAGGAAACGTCCTTATTGATATTTCCGTATGGAGTAAAGCGGAAAGTAACTTCACCACTATAAACCAGAGAATCATCGAAGATACTCTCCAGATAAAACTCGACAATATTGATATTCCAGGTCTTTGAACCCATGCTGCCAACAGAGTCAGTAACCTGCAATTTGATCTTGTTGTCGCCATTATGCAGATATTGGGTGATGTCAAAGCTGTTTTTGCCCTGATAAACAGTCGTAGTAGCGACCTTTGTGTTGCCAACATACCATACGCCGGTAGCATCACCCGTGTCTTCGCCAGAGTTATCCACAGAAGTAAAGTTGAACTCGACAGTTGCGGTATCGCCCTTGACAACAGCGATAGAGGATTCGCCAATACGCTCAATAGTGATCGTAGAGGTACTACCACCGCCACCGCCGCCACCTTCAATAATAACGGTGGTCTTGATTGTGCCGTTCTCCAACAGGTTCAGCTTGGAATCTTCGTAAGTGATATCGTACTCGCGACCAGAATTCTCATCGGGCTTAAAATCCTTCAAAGTTTCCTGAATCTTGGCGATATCCGCATTGGCCAGATCAACAGAGGTCTGAATGCCGCCAACCGTATTCTTCAGGCCGCTCACGTCACTGGAGAGCACGTCAACGGTCGTCTTGTCTGCTTTCTTATCGAGCAGTGCGTCGGTGGCTTCCTTATTATAATAGGAAGACTTCAGGGTCTCAGGCAGGTCGCCAACACTATTCTTCAGCTCCTGCACGGCAGCATCATTTGCAGTTTTGTATTCAGTCAGTTCAGTCTGAACAGGGGTCACAGCAGTGCTGATCTTATTGTCCACAATACCGTTATACATGCTTACCCACTCAGCAGAAGGGTCAGTGTTCAACTTGATCTTTGTGATCTCTTCAGCGCCATTCAGGAACGTCAGAGTGCGGGTATCGTTGTCATACTGCACATTGAAATTTGCCAGACCATCAACGGCAGCAATCTCGCCACGCAGCATCGTAACAAAGCCATCAACCTCGTCCTTCTTATAGAACTGCGCCAGCTTTTCATCCACACTTGCAACTGCATTCTTTGCGTCCTGTGCGCTCTTCTCAGCAGCGGATGCGGCAACCTGTGCTTCGCCAACCTTCTGACTCATTGTTGCCAGGAACTGGGTATACCAGTCATTACCACTCGGATCGACCATTTGCTTGCCGGTCAGCGATTTCAGCACATTCAATCGGCCATTCGGGCGGGTGCGCCACAGATAGCTCTTGGTGGTACTTGTATTCGGGACATTCACAGCGCCGGATGCCATGATCTCAAACTGCAGCTCGCCATCTTTTGCAGTAGCATCATTTGCCACCAGCCAGTAAAAGCGGATCTTGGTATTGCTGTAGCTCACGTTGATAGGGGAAGCGTAATTCTCTTCTCTGTCTGCATTCAGGTAGTGGATCTGAATCGTCATCTGAAGCAGGTCAATACCATCGTAGTAACGCGGCATTTCAAACGGAATAACCTGCGAGTTGGATTCCTGTGTGATATTGATCTGATTTGCATCCAGCTGAATGTCTTTGTTTTTGTCGATGTAAGACCACTGGTCGTCAGAGTAATCAGCAAACCAGGTATAATTGCCACTACGCTCAAATGTCTCTTCTCCGTTATCATCATACACGGCAATTTGGTCTTCGTCATTTAATTCCAGAGTTGCGACATCTATATCATCAACAGAAACATTTGCGGGGCTTGCGGCTTTTTTCGCAGCCAACCGCTTAGATTCTCCAAAAGATAGTGCCATTTGCTCACTCCTCTCTTATTGTTCATCTGCCGTAGTGGCAGTTAATTCGGGAAAATATTTATCAAACAAATTGTCCTGATAGAACGTATATTTGTTGTTTACGATATAAGTGTAATAAGGGTAATAGCGGCTCATAGAAAGCGACATTGTGCCTTCACCCAGATTCATAGAAATGCTTTTGATGATCCAATCCACGGGGGTCTTACCGCCCAGATATTTGGCAGCATATTGGATCTTTTCATTCACGTCGAGCCACGGAACCAGTCGCGTGGTCACACTCAGGCCGTCGGTCAGGCGGGCACGCTTCCACAGTTCGTATTGACAAACTTCCATAGCTGCGTCATCCGTGGTGTAATTCTCGTAGTCTCCACCCGATAGAATCTCAGTTCTACGACCGATCTTTTCAATGGATAACCGTGCATTATACAGTTCATCAATATTGTTCGGGTCATTCACACAGATAAAAGCCATATTGTCGCAGTTATCTTCTGCCTTTTGAGCTTCGATCTCTTTGGCAGCTGGGATTTCGTCCACCAGTTTTGCCATAGCGTGACTCTGCTGTTGGCCCAAAAAGTAGATGCGGCCAGTATTCGGATTCCACTGAAGAACATAATACTTTGTAGCCTTAATACATCCGGGGTCTTGAATGACATCTGAACCATTGGCATCAGTCAAAGAACGATACAGCGTGCTGGTCTTTGTCTCAGAGCCAACTTGTTCATTGCCGTCTTTATCCTTGTACTTCCATGTAAATGTCAACACAACTGTCATAGCGCCACTTGTTACGTTGCCATTTTTGTCCGTCTTGGCAGCTTCAACATTTGCAGGAGCCACAAAAGATACTTTCGTTTCACTTTTCCATGTTGATTCGGTTGCGTTCAATACAAGGTTGATTGTTTTATTTGTTCCAGACCATCCTTTTACAGTGGCAGCTCCATCCGCTTCAATCGTTGCACCAAACACTTCAACGCAGTTTCGGACAGCGGCATAATCCACTGTGGCCGACTCGCCATCGTTGGTCACAAGCTTCTCGAATACTTCTGGGTCAAGCACAGGCGGGTCATCAAATCCACTGGGAATTTCTTTGCATACAAACACATCATCGTCAAAACGCATCTCAAACGGATAATACAGGTCACGCAATTCTGATAGAATATCCCAAACAGTCGAGCCTGTATCATAATCCAAGTCGTGTGGAACAGTGCGGCTCCAATAGTCGATAGAATATTTCTTAAACTCCGTCTCATCTCTCAGCACCGTCCAGATGGCATCACCGATACGAGTGCCTTTCTCAATGCGATGTGTGCCGCCAACCAGCTGTCCACCCAAGTCTCCATTGATACGAGAAACCAAGTCAACACAGCTGGCCTGCACAGTGTTTTCTGTTGCGCTATATGTAAAGCCATTGGATGTAAATGTATAGCACCCCTCGTTGTACCAATAAATTTTTACACCATTAACATAAGAACTGTCAGCTGAATTGGAATAGCTAAGGAACAGGTCGTTATACAGCTCATTCAGCGCAGTCTTTGTGTCAATCACTTCTGCCTGAATGTCGTGCATGGAATGTCCTACAAACACACTGGTTTTTCCGTAGGTCTCCCTTAATTCGTCTTCGCTCTAACCGGCAATGGCAGAAACATCCACCTTACCAAGCGTAACTCCGTTCAGAACCATACCTTCAACAGCAGCAATCATTCCATGGACATGCATTTTGTTACCATACACGAAACTATCGATGCCTGATTTGTCTACCTCAAGGATATTGGCAGGGGAGAGACCGCCGCTCATTGACTTCGCTTTTATTGCCACAGCATCCAGATAAGCATAGATATCATCCTCTACAAGCGGCACAAGTCCGTCTTTGGTCTGCAGCATCGGTGTAAATGCGATATAGGGACCATCTTTACAAATTGAGTCATCACTTCCCAAAACTGTGGAGTAATCACCAAGTTTGGTGTACCATTCCTCTGCTTCAGCTGGGTCATCCGGTGGCGTGCCGTCATTGATCTGGTCAAAGAACGTATGATACTTTGAGATATTGGCTCGTGTCCACACCAGCACATCTCGATTCAGATTGTCGATATTGCCGTATTTTGCATAGCCTCTGTTTGTGATGTCCTGAATCAAATCATCATAATTCGTCGCAGCGAGCTGATAATCCGCATTTTCCCTGATCATCTCGTCAATACTCTTTGAAGCACTGATTTTTGACATTCCTCTTCCTGACAGACCAATGAATACACGCACATTTTTACTGATCCAATCCTCTTCCGTCAGGCTGGAAATGCCGCTCTTCTTACCCAGATACAGGGTCACATTAAAGGTTCGCCGCACGTCGGATTCTGAGTCGATAGAAATAGAACCATCGATCACAAGACCTTCCAAACTATCAATTGTAATAAAATCTTTGTTCAGCATATCAATGCGGCAGTAAATATTAGACGAATGATTGTTCAATAGCGCCAGGTCTGCGTCAGTCGGAAGATATGTCATACGCTACCTCCCGGCTGATAATCACTCAGCCCATTGTTATACATGTCGCTCTCACTCTCTGCGTCACCGAGCTCCACAAAGTCGAACTCCAATACGCCCTTGTCGTAGTGATCAGAGCAAGAGATAGACACATTGCCATTGACACCCATTAGCCATCTGCGGCCATCAAACATCTTTAACAGCTTCGCATTGCCGTTGGTCAGCCATTCGCTCAGTTCATCACGGAACGCATTGCCGCCATTGATATCAAAGTCTTTCATTGTGTTATCAAAACGGATGCCAACACCAGAGAAGTGGCCGCTATAATAATTGGCTTCACTGCCAGCAAACAGATACGGATACTTGCTTCCCATCGTTTCAACAACTGTAGCAGAACGTACCTTCTCAACACTGTCCACTTTCGGCTCAAGGAAAATATGGTAGGTCTTATTGCCGTCAGTGATCACAGCACCATCAAAGTCGCTCACAACGCTGGCCTTCGCATAGCCAAGCTCAATGCCATTTGCAACTGGAGCTACGGCGTACTCATAGTCGGTTTTGCGGCCAATGGCGTACAGGTCGGTGTAATCAATCATCACATAACCATCGTCAGCGCTGTACATATAAAAGTCATTGAAGTCTTTTGGCTCCAAATCCTGATTCTTTGTTGCCGATACCTCAACACGATAGTATTTCATGTTGTTCAGAAAGGTCTCAGAGAACCACTCTTTATACTCGCTGGAACTCCTGAATTCGTCGGTCGATGTAAAATCACTTGATGCCTTGATGAACTTGCGGTCAGCGGTATATGCAATCAAACAAAACGCCTTATCCTCAGATTTGAACTGGAAAGAAAGAACTCGATTCTTGTCAATATAATCCGAGGTCACTGCCTTATAGTTGCCCATCGGCTGACCAGTCGTTTTATTGATGTGGAGGTTTGACCAGCCCATCTTCATAATGACATGGTTCAAGTCAATCTCTTCCTGATAAAGCGAAGTCCAGATTGCTGCGCCTTTCTTACGCCGTTTGATTCGCAAGGCATTTGCACCACTGCTTCTTGTCAGGAAATACTGTGCGTGCATACTGATATTAGCCATGCGATAATTATTCTGCACGGTGAATTCTACGTCATCCACATACTCTGGATAGTCAGTTCGGAACGCCTGCAAGCCAGTGTCCAGCTGATAGCCGCCAACAGATTCTGCCGTCGCTCTCAGATAGTACAGGGTATGATTATCCAGTCCATCGATTTGGAATCCCTTCAAAGAATCACGGTAATAGTAGCTCACTGACTTTTTCAACAGCTCGCGATTCGCATCATAAAGCCAAAATTCATAACGGTTTACAGATTCACCCTCCGATACCTTATACTTGTAAGAGAACTCAAAGGAATAAGAAGGGTATGGAATAGTAGTCACGCCAGAGGAACTCAGGTCGTTCAGTTTGATTGTTGGTTCCTCGTGACAATAAAACAACAGTTTGTCAGAGTATTCTGAAAACAGATTCGTGCCTTTCAGTCGGCAGCGAATGATCATATAATACGGATCTTTGCGGTTCTCAAACGTGCCTGCCGGAATTGTAAAATATCGTGCCAGACCAGTGCCACCGGCAGGGAATGTACCAAACTTATACACGCCTTTTGAAAGCGTATCACCCTGCAAAATACTGCCCGTCGGAGTATCGAAGACGATAAGAGCAATGATATCAATGTCTGCGTATGCGGCAAACTGAAATGTATGATCCTTTGTGGCATCAAATGCGCCGATTTTAGATAGAATTGGTTTCAAGTTATCACCTCCGAATTATCCTTCGATATATAGCAAAGCTCACCATTGGTATTCACAGCCAGATTCAATGCAGCCAGAAAATTGTCAACAGTGATTTCTGAAATCGTTTTATTGATATCTGATACGTTCGTTTTCAGGGTCGAGATGTTGGTATTTGCAGCCGAAATCTTGCGTGTCATATCTTGATAGTGATTGGATTCAGCCGTTTTTGCGTAATCAAGGTCTGTCCTCAACGAAGTAATATCAGAAGCATTTTTCTCAATGTTGCTTTTATTGTCGTATACCTGTTTCTTTGTGGCGGTATAGTCTTTGTTTGTAAAACCACTAAAATTATCATTGAAGTCATTCATCGAGCGCCACAGACTAGCTACATCGTTGGCTTCTTTTGTCTCAAGAGCGCCAACACGTTCAACCGCTGCGTTTGCAGTTGTGTCATCCGTGTACTTTGTCGCAACAGCCCAGTCGCTGAATGTCCATTTTTCGGTTTCACCTCTTGCAGTAATACAGATATACAATGCACCACCGACACCGCCATAAATCCATAGATCATTCACATCGTATGGAGCAGTCGGTGTGTCAGTAAAAACACGGACTTTTTCTGTCGCAAGATCTCGTGCGGATGTTGCCATCGACAGTGCATTGATAACACCGGCATCAACAATTTCCATCCAGAAATACTGCTGTTTATCCTGGTCATATACCCAACGATAGCAAATGCCAGTCCTTTTATCATAGTAGATGTCGTTGACGTGCGCTTGTTTCTCTTCATCTGTCTTCCAATCTGAAGCAGGATAGTTGTATGTATGCGGATGACCATTTCTGTACCAAGTATTGATGGTATTTTTCAGCTGATCCTGAACAGTATCTTCTGTCTGCTGGGATTTGTCTTTCATCGACTCAAACTCGGCGTTCAAGCTATCAACACCGGTCACCAGAGATTTCACTGTCAAAATCTCAACGCTGGTATTACTCTCCGATACGATCAGGTTACGGAAGTTGCCCTGCAATGCAGTCACAACAACCTTCTGGCCCACAATGTAGTCGTGATTTGTTACAATGCCGTACTCGCCACCGAATACAGCGATTTTATAGTGCTGGTCTTCTTTTTCTGTAATCACTCCATAGGCGGACACGTCAAATTTTGCATTCTTTACGGCGTGTTCGGCGGCAGAAGTCACCACTTCGGCCAGCACATCGGTTACTGATTTATCTGCCATCCTATTCCTCCTAATCAAAAATAAAAGCCGACCTGCTAGGCTATCCTAGTGGTATCGGCTGTAAAAACTATTACTTACCGCTTGCTTTGCATTTGAGCAACCTTAGTCGGTAACTTCTGTTTGATTTCATTTGCCAGAGCATCAGAGCTGCCAACAGGATTCGTGATAATAATATCGCCAATCGAAGTTGTAACATCTCCGCCGCCGCCCTGAACAATCGGCTGAGAACCGTACTTTGCCATCTGCTTCTGGAACCATGCATCCGGGTTGCCGCCCATCTCGAACAGGCGAGAGGTGATATCGGCAGGAACAACACCATCGCCAGTCTCAAGATAAGTGTACCGACCGGAATCCGGCTTACGAACCAGCATCTCAGGACCCTGCTCGTCAACGTTAGCCATGTGAGGGAACTTAGCAGACTTCAGACCATTTGCATGGCCAAACAGACTGCCAAAGAAACCGCCGATTGCAGCACCACCAATTGCACCCAGAGGCCCAAGGAATGAACCAACGGCAGCACCGATACCAGCACCAGCAGCGGCTGTCACGCCCTTGCTTGGACCGGTATTCTGCTGTGTGCTCTGTTGTGCTTTCTGGCTTGCTTCACTGATTGCGGCAGAAGTATCAGCAGCCTTCTTACCAACAGCTTCAAATGCGTCGCCTGTGGTCGCCAAATCGTTTTTAATCGATGTAACGGCAGCTTCGCATCCAGCTTTGATGGCGTTATAAGACTGGTCCATCATCCAAGTCAGATTGGTGTTAATGTCCTTTGCGCCAGGTTCAACATTTGCCCATGCGTTATCCGTCTCAGTGGATAGAGAACCGCCATCGCCAAACGTATTTGCGGCATCAGAGGTGATCTCGTTATAAGCACCGCCAATGGTCTGCTCAGTCATGTCTGCCAGATGGGTTACGCCAGCCTCGTTCATGCTCCAACTATTGTCAAAGCACGCACGCATATCGTACATCAGCTTCTGGGTGTCTTGGCTGGTGTCAGCCCATGCTTGCTCCATTGTCTTTTGAACATTGGTGCTCAGGGTTTTTACACCGCCACCAACCTTACTCCAGCTGTGACCGAATGCCTTTGAGATCTCGTTCATGGCCTTATTTGTGCTGTCAACAGAAGACTTATAAGACGCATTCAGCTTTTTGGCAATCTCTTCAGACATATCGCCAGAAGTGGAAGCAAGGCTGTTCCATCCGCTGGTATAAATCTTTTGCAGCGAATCGAACATCGTGTTGGTGACATCTTCAACCTGCTCGGCGCTAAGGCCGGTGTTTTCGTTCAGCGCATCAAAGGTATTGTTTACCAGCTCATTCATCTTCTCAGACATCTTTTTGCTGGTTTCTTCAATATCCTTTGTGTCCAGACCGAGCTCGCCAGCCACAGATTTCCAGCTAGACTCAAAGTTGCTCGTCATAGACGAAATTTGGCTCTGGGTCGCCTTCTTTGTGTTGCTGGTGGATTCTGTCACTGTCTTAGAAGAGTTAATCTTACCGACCGTAGACATACGATATACAGTCTTAGTGGCCATATAAATCATGCTTTGAACGGCAGCAATGATCGGATTATCACTCTTCTTGAAAATATCAGAGAGTCCAGACATGAACTCGTTTGTATCACCAAGGATCTCATCATACTCGCTCTCGAAAATTGAGCCAACGCCAGCGGCTGCGGCAGCTGCGGCACCACTCAATTGAGCATTCGGACCTTGGGCACTCATACCAGCACCGGCAGCGGCACTACCAGTCACTTCGGCCAAGCCCTTTGCCAGCCAGCCCTCTGGGTTAGCACCAATCGCCATCAGGTTGTCGGTTTCCTTTGCAGGAATAACACCGTCACCCTTTTCAAGATAGGTCATGCGTCCCTGATCTGGGTTACGAACAATCAGCTCTTCGCCCTTTTCATCAACGTTTGCAATCTGGCCCTTCTTAACGCCACGAGTACCCTTTGCATATTTCTTTGCTTGGAATGCGGGAGTAGGTTCATCAATCTGTGTACTGGAAACATTACTTGCAATTGAAGCAATCGTAGCAATCAGAGCAACTGCACCTGCAACAGCTGCAGCGGCAGCAATCCAACCAGCAATAGGAATGGAAGAAAGAGCAGCGGCAATCGCTTGCATCATAGCGGCCATAGCACTACCAACGCTCGTTACCAGAGTACCAAGTCCGGCGAAGATAGAAGGGAAGAAGCTTACAACGCCAGACGAGATGGCACTACCGATAGACTGTGCGCCAGCCGCAATTGGGCCAAACATACTTCCGATGGTATAAACAATGCCACCAAGACCAAGTCCTGTCTGACTGTTCAGCAGACCAAATCCTTCTGTGAAGAACGAGCCAATGTCAGTAAACATCAACCCGGTTTTCTCAGAGATAGATGTCTATGCACCTGAGAAGAACTTGCCGATACTACCAAGGTTGTCTTTCGCAACACCAACCAGTCTCTCAAAGAATCCACCAGATATACGCTGAATATCGCCGGTATTCACATTTATTGTGTTGCCAAGGATATCCAATGTCGCAGTGGTGTCTGATTTTAGTGCGGCAGAACCAGCCCTGTTCTTACCAGTAATCCAGTTCCAACCGTCAGAAACCACCTTAGCAGCTCCATCGAACATCTTCTTGAAACCGCCACCCAGATCAAAGTCACCGTTTTCGCCAGTGAACATGTTCTTGATTTGATTGATAAAGCCAAAGACTCCGCCGCCGTCACCACTTCCGCCATTAAGAAGGTTCAAAATATTCGCCAGTGTCTCCAATGTAGAGATCAAATTGGAAATATCAGTGATAACATTCTTGACGTTTGTCGCGCCCTGAATAGCCTGCATATTGTTAAGGACACTACCCTTGAAACCGTCATAGTGACCTTCCATTTGCTCAAAGGTCATGGCCTCGAACTCGGCGGTGTATTTTAACTTCTTCTGATAATCATCCCAGCTGGTGCCAATAAGATTATTGGTTTCCTGAACTTTATCTTTGAGCTTTTCCAGCTTGTCAATTTCATCTTTCTTCTTATACTCACGCTGTTTGTCAGATAGGTTTTGCCCAGCTTCACGAACTGCATTTTCATCTGCTTTCCATACGAAGCCTTGACCTCTGCCGCCATATACATGAACAGTCTTATTGGCCTTTGCTCGCTCGTACTCATCCTGAAGCTTTGCCAGTTCGATTGATCGCTCCTGTGCATCATTTTCTTCATTGAGCGCGTCGATACGTTTGTCAATAACATCGATCCAAGCTTCACCCTGAATCTTGAGGTCGTTGGACTGTTTGTCGTTCAAGTCATCGAAAACGCCGATAAAAGAATTCAAAACAGTATTCAATTGGGACATCAGAGTCTTCAGCTTGTCAGCAGATTTGCCCATGCCCTCCATCGAATCTGCGCCCTTGTCAAGAGAGTCCGCCAACGCACGCAGAATCTCTGCCTGATCTTTGGTTTCTTCTTTTAGTTCGAGCTCTGCAGCCTTTGCCAGAATGTCGGCCTTGGTTTTTGCCAGCATCGCTTCCTTATTAAAGACGAGCTGGTTACCCTCCAATTTGAGGAACTGCAGATACTCTGGAGACATTGTAAGCAGTTTCTGAATACTGTCAATGCTCAAACCGCCATAAGTGTTGTATTCGTTTGTGACATCACTCAGATCAGTCCAGGCACTCTGCATCTCATCGATCTTGGAACTAAACTCTTCAACCGTAGAACCCAGTCCGTCGAAATAGTCCTGAACGGAGATAACGTCGTTCTTGATATTATTAGCAGCAGCTTTATAACTCTTAGCGATTGCTTCAGATGCCGCGCCGCCTTCACTACTGGCAGCTTCTGCTTGCTCTTCAAGAGAGTTGACAACGGCATCTTTCAGTATATCACCGCTTAGATCGATCTTGCCAGTATCTTTATTGTAGGCTTTATTGATCAGATTCGGGTCGTATTTACTATACTTTTTGATGGATTGCAGTGCGGCACTCTGGGCTTCAGTGCCTTCATAATCCAGAGCACCGGTGCGGCTCTTTTCTGTTTTCTCCTTAACAGTTTTGCCATTGTCCCAAGCATCTTTGAAACCGTCGGTGATTTCTTTGGCCTGAGAGAGGGCAGCAGAGTAACCTTCGATGGCAGCCACTAACTGCCAATAGGACATGGTTTGTGTGTCAATATTTTTGGTAGTCCATGCAAGGATTTTATTATACTGAGTTTCACTAGTTGCATCATTCTTCAACTGCGCTGCCTTGAGCTCTTCCATCATCAGATTTTTAAAAGCGTTTGTCTGAATTTCAAGCTGGCCAGTGACATCGTTTTTGGTCAACAGTGCGGTATAACGACTTTCTAAGTCAGTCAAGCTTTTTAATGTCTGAATAGTAATATACCCTTGCTCGTTATATTCCTTCATAGCGGAGGATAAAGTAGACCAGGCATCGAGTGCTGTTTTTGCGGTTTTAGTTGATTTTTTGGTAGATTTATCAGCTTTACTCCAAATCTTACTTGGATCTTGATTGAGCATATCAGCCCAAAGCTGATCCACCATCTTATAGTTGTCTATAATCTGATGGCCTGCATCCAGAACTTGGAACATTGCATCAAAGCCCTCATTTTCAAGAGCATATTCTGCAGATTCATTTAATGCTCCCTGAAGAAGGATACTTGCGTCTCCAATAACAGCAGCGGCTTGCCCAAGGACTTTCTGTGCAGCAGCAAGAGTGTTTGTTTGTTGAATTTGCGTAACGGCATTTGCAAGCAAAGCAGCTCTTTGAGTCTGAATGGTCGCAGTAGTCAGTTTCTTAGCGGTTTCGGTATTGATTTCAAGCTGTCCATTTTCATTCTGAAGCATCGCAAGATACTGCGGGTCAAGGCTTGTAAGGGTTTGCAACGTATCAATGCTTAAATAGCCTGATTTGTTGTATTCTTCAACTGCTGTTTGACACGTCTGATAAGCTTTTTGCATATCATCAACAGCCTGAGCAGCTTCACTCATCTGAGTCTTAGCGTCTTTTACCGATTGAGCAAGTTCTTGCTGTTTTTCGTCAGCAGACGGAGCAACGATTTCCAGCTGTTTCAAAATGTCAACAAAAGCGGCCACATCTTCAGTATTCTCAGGGTCAAAGCCTATGTCTTTCATAGTTGTTTTAAGTTTTTCAAGGGCTTCGGTGTCTATGCGGCCTAAATTTGAACCGTCGCTGTTTAGTAAGGAAGTAAGATTTGTTGTATCAAAACCACTGATACCGGCTCTTAAAGTGTCAACCGCGTCTTTGATTTCGTCATAATCTGAAGTCTGCTCATCAGCTGCCTTCTTTGATTCATCGACCTGTGTCTGATATGCCTCTTTTGCTTTCGCTTCAAGCTCATTATAAACACGGTCAACTTCGATCTGTGCGTCAGAAACCGCGCCCTGAACATCATGCATCGATTTGCCGACATAAGAGCTTGCAATATTTTCTGCGTCGAAATCATGGGACAAAGGTTTAGACTGATGCAATGGGTCGTGTGCAACATTGTAAGTATAACCATCAACATTTCCGTGACTGCGGTTATAAGACGCCAGCGCCAACTCTTGTGCGCCAGCACCGGCCATTGCCATAACATCTGCCTTTGAAAGAATTTTGCCATTCTGCTCAGTACCTTCAATACCGGCAATTATGCCCTTAATACGAACCATCTCACCATTGACTTCTTTTTCAAGTCCTGTTGCATCAAGCTTCAGGAGTTTGTTGAAGTCAATTTCGCCATCTTCATTTTCACATTGAGCAATAATGTCATCAAGGTAGTCCCATAGCTGGTCTTCTGTTAATGGAATAAGTCCACTCTCAGTTTGCAGCATCGGGGTAAAAGCGACTTCATGTCCATCGATATCCTCTGATGTGCCTAAAACAGTAGAGTATTCTCCAGCTACATCATCTGGATGTTCCTCAGCGAAAGCGGAATAAGTCTTCTTATTTTCGTCTGTCCATTCAATGCGATCTCGTGTCAGATTATTAACATTGCCGTACTTTCCAGCGCCTTCTTCATATGCGGCTTTTTTCGCTTCTTGCAATTTCTTGTAGGCTTCCGTATATTCTTTTGTGCTCTTGATCTCGTCATCAAAAGACATCTCTTCAACAGGAGTAAAGGTGTTGTTACGAGCATTTTTTTGATTTGTCAACTTTTCCAGGTTTTCACTCACAATGTCTGGGAGGTTATTATCATGGAGTTGATCAACAGCATCATTATAATTTGTAACATACTGTTTTAATGTTGTACGCCATTTTTTCAACATGGAAAGGTTTTCCGAACTATACGTATCAGACAAGTTCTCTATTTCCTTGGTTAAATCGTCATATAGTTCAGCAATCGCCTTTGGATCATCAGGATCGATATTAAATTTGAAATAACTAGTATCCTGATTAAATTCACCAAAACCATCGTTTGCTAATTTCTGAGCAACTTCAGTCTCCTCAGCATTTGCGCCAATAATGACACCTTCGCCCTTTTTCTTGTAAGCATCAACAAGCAGGTTCCCCTGATCTTCAACATTATTTTCAAGATCAGGCCGTGCGTTCTCGCGTTGCTGCTTCTCAATATCTTTCAACAACTGAAGCTGTGTTTCGTAACTGGCATTCTGAAGATTAACCTGTTTTAGCATATCCTCGCCAATACCAGGCTGATCCTTTAAGGTCTCAGTTAACTCTTCCTGTAGTGATTTAAGTTCTGCAGTATCTTCTGCGGTATGGGTTGTTTTGTTTCCAATTTCTTCGTATCGCTTGACGATATCTGCAAGGGAAGTCCGTGCCTTGGTCAGCGATTCTGCCTGCTCTTTAGAATCACTCGCAATCTCTGCTATCTTTTCATCGATCTCCGTAAAATGCTTATAAACAGCTTGAACTCCCCAGATAAGTGCACTAATTGCTAAACTAGCAAGGATCTGCTTGCCCATTTGCAGAACATCATTCAAGAAAACTTGGTTTGTTATTTGTTCTTTGGTAGCTGCAATTTCTTTGTTTCTCGCAGCAACATCTTTCATAAACGCGGCACTAAGCTGCGGCAATCCATTCTGTCCAAGTTCAAGAACTCCTGCACTAAGCAAACGTTGCACTCTATCTGCGTCTTTATTCGCAGCGGCCCAACCGTTGATTTGTTGAACAGCTGCATCAAAATCAGGTAGAGCGTATTTACCACCCTTTTTCATAAAACCAACATCCATCAGCTTCGCAACGTCTTCATCTTTGGCCTGATACGATGTTGCAGTCTGCTCAAAAAGAACAGAGTTCATCTGCTTTCCGGCAGCGGTTGCTTCAAGAAGGCGTTTTGTTGTTGTAGCAACATTTTCATTTAAGTCGGTGACTTTAAACATCACTCTCTGAGCAGATTTATCAAGAGTAGCAAGTTGTGCTGCAAAATTTTGAAGATTAGCATCAGCTTCATCATCAATAAGATTTTTCTCGTCTACCTTTTTTATTGTCCCAATTTTAAAATCGCCTGCAAGCATATAGTCTTGTAGCCATTTTGGTTTCCCGGATGCCAATTTTGAACTTTCAATAGCTTTAGAAAGCGTCCCATCAAATCCATTTCCAAGTTCCTTCATTGACTTATTTATTGTCGTATCGTATAATGAAATCGGTGGTCAGCCAAAATCACTTATCAGTGAGGTAGAATCATGAAATTTGGTAAGATGAAGTATGATGTTC